TAACCTAAAGGTTAGATTTAAAATAATTAATGGTGTACGTTATTGGCTTACACCTCCTCCTGCTAATTACGAAAGATGAAAAGAGATGAAAAACCATCTTATAACAAACTTGAAAAATTAAAAGAAATCAGAAGAAAGGGACTACTTAAGTTATTACTTGATGTTGAACTTCGTGGTGTAGAACATAGAGTTCATATTACAAGCGATTCAAGAGCAGACCTAACCGTTCATGATGGGGATTGGGTCACTGACCATATCAGGACTGCTATTGTCAAACATAACTATGAAATAAATAAAATACCAAAGCTACAAGTAAAAGACTTCACAATCAAAGAAATCAAAGAGTATGAAAGCTCAATCGAATAAAAAGATCGTAGGACAAAAATTTAAGTTGAATCAAGTTGTCAAACGTAATGCAACAGTTGGTTATTCTGCCAGCAAATATGCACAATATACTGGCAAGATCAAAGAAGCTTTTACTAGGAAAAATAAATTAGGAGTGCCACAATATTATTACAAAGTCTTTTGGGAGGACGGAAGATCATCTGAACACGCTCAACATAGTTTGAAGTCTGTGTCTTAAAGTTTTTTTCTTTTTACATTCATCTTTCATTTCTTTTATTGCATGTAAAGCCTCAAGTTCTGCGATACGACCTAACATACCTGCTAAAAATATATCTTGTCTCATTTGATGTCTAATTAAATTTATGCAATGTTTTTTAACTTCATCTATGTTTTGATTCTTTATGACTTCTCGACATCTTAATTCAACAGATAGTTCTAATTCTGGTGTGGGTTCTTCAAAATCTATATTGAAGAAGCTATCTGTAGTCATTTGGTTATGTCATCCTTTCCAAACATATCAAAATTTGCTAGATTTGCCATAACTACCCTGTAGCCTAAATGCTATCTCCTCACACAAAGGGGTAGTTACTCACTATGGAAGATCAAGAAGAAAAGCAAGGAATAGGCATTATTGGAAACGCGGTGCAGTTGGTTATTCTTGGATGGTCTTTAAGTGTAATCTCTTGGTCATATTTCAATCCAAATCCTACCAGACAAATTGATACAACTTTTGCTGCTGGATTGCTGTCAGCCGTCATGAGTAACTATGGACTAAATGTTAAAAAAGCTACTGAAAATAAAAAGATGAAAGGTAAAATTAATATAGTAGATAACAAAGATTCAAAAGCGGGCATTTCCAACACATGATTAAAAAATTACTACCATTTCTTTTCTTTTTTACACCCACTGCATCTTATGCAGATATTAGTCACCAAATACAAAACATAGTTTCCGTTTCAACAATAGGAGCTTCATCTACGGCTAATCGAGTCGGTACTACTTTCTCAGCATCAGGCACGAATGTTACTCCTACTGCAAGTGAAACTGCTAATGCTATTGGTACGTTAGACCTAACAGATGCACAAATAACAAATGGAGTTCCAACTATAGATTCAACAACCACTTACGCAGTTACTACAGCAGGGGATGCGTGGTCTGTTTCTGAAAGCTACATACAAGGTGATGCTATTCCTGCAAGTTTTTTAGGTACAACAGTGACTAATGGTGCGGTACCATCACTACCTATCTTTGGAGATACAACAACAGTAAGTGGGGGAGATATTGGTACTACCGCTATGACTATGGATTCTGGAGGTGCGATGACAGTTAACTTAAGTGCTACAGGTGCAGGTGTTACAGCACAGATGTCCAATACAATTAAACTTGAAATTGATTAATGAGGTGGCTTGTACTTTTATTTCTTGCAATACCTAATGCAAAAGCTGGAAGTATTACACCAGCATTTACTACAGGACAGATTGAATCTACCAGTACAAGTAAAACAGTTATCGTGGAGACTATTGTTACTGAGAATTATAGGACTGGCTATTCATATTCTATGCAAGGAACTAACGTTGCACCTTTACAAGGTACAGTTATTTCACCTGACGCAACCTATACAAACACGCAAACTGTTAATGGAGTGTCCTTTAAATGGGTAACTCCAGAACTAACGACAAAACCACAATGGGAGGTAGTAGATCCAACAAAAGCATTTTCAATTACGGAGAACTTTTTAGCTCCTGGTTTGGATGCAACAAGCACGATCCAAAGAACTATAAACACAGAAAGTCAGACTACAAGCTTAAGTATCTTCTCGCAATAATTTTAGTTGGTTTATCGCCCAAAACCCTTGCAAATACTGTAAGCTCGCCCTCAGCAAGTAGTAGTGGGACAGTGATAAATAATGGATATCAAAGCATATCGGGAGGCTTTCCAACTCACAGGTTTTCAAATGGAATACAATGTCAGCTACCCACTCTTGGAATCAACCCCTT